TGAGCAATATATGAATCCCTTAAGTATCGAATTACTATGGCGTCTTTTTCCATCTCATCTGCAAGATTGGGTGAATCTAAGTCCAAAGTCCTCTCCGGATCTTCATAAGACGTATGAGCATTTCTTCATCTTCGTTATCCCAGTCTTCTTTTTGTTTCGAACCGGCATCTATAGCACTAACATAAACCTTATAATCATCGGCACCTCTATCAAAATCGTCGTCAAGTGATCCCATTGTGCCTAATCCTTGTTTATTATATTCGGGATATTCTATTTCTTTACGAGCAGATCTTTCTTCCACCCACCATTTATACAATGCCATTGTTTCTCTGGCGTGAACTGCCTGATGATCACACCTTTCATGTGGCGGAAGTTTCGGATCATCCAGTGTAGCTGCCCATTCAAGATGTTTGATGCCTAAATCTGGTCGGCGAAACTTATAGAACCTACGATAAAATGGCATGTGCTTCTCGCACCACGAAGCGTTCTCTTTACGCTCATCCGACCATATATATCGACTCCATGCTTGTTCAACCTCAACAAAGTCTTTCAACATGTTGAAGTTAACATGCAACATGAGTGTATCTACATCATAATATCCAGGTTTCAATCCTGTGTCTATCTTATGATATTGATCGTAAGTTCGATATCGAATCCAATCAGTAACACGATCATATTTCCACTTGATTGGCATAATCCACCTAAATTTAAATGAATTCATAATCCAAAAGCGCACTGGCGCCTTTTCTTTATATTCATTTTCAAAGAGACGCCATCCCTTTGATGTCATCGATCCAGGCGGATTGTATTTCATCCAGGATTTAATACACCTTAAGACTTTTTTAGCTTTATTCATATGGTGCATATTACTGCACTAGGACTAACTTGTCAAGAATGCTGTTGGTGGTTTACCTTGGAGATAAATGCGTTCATCTTTTCAGCTTCAGCCATTACTTCTTCTGTGGTTGGAGAAGTTGCGGCCTTACCCGTATGGTGAGTTACTCCAATTGCTTGATGTTTTGCTGAAAGCACCTGAAATGCGAGTTGAAGTAGCTCGAGACGAATTTCATATGGGGTTTTATTAGTTGGTTTCATTATAATTTTCCTGTGTGTATTTAATTTCTTCTTGGTAATGCAATCGAAGATGTTGCTTGCTCGTATTGCGATTGTAGCTGTCCCGAGGGCTCGCCAATAACAACAGGTTTAGGAACTACTACATCCTTATCAGGATCTGCCATCATAAGAAATGGTGCAAATCTAAGTCCTGTATCGGTAGCAACCATACATAGTGGTTTTTCAACCCTATACGCTATCATTGTCTCATCTACTACCTTAGCAATAAATTCTTCACCTGATCCTACTTTAAATACGCCAATATATGGTATATCTTTCTGTTTCTGTGTTAACATCTTCTTCCTTATTAATGTTTCGTATTATATATATGTTGTCCCTGAAGCGCAAGCAATCAAGCATTAAATTTCACATCCATTTGCTGTACATGCCAATATTTGAGTACCTTCTACATTATCTTCCATTTCTACAATACCATCCCAGTCGATCAAGGGTGGCATTTTAGCAACCATTGTCTCATATTCTTCTTTTGTACAATCTTCATAAGGTGCTTGCTTATAATTGCCACCATCGTGTGGTAGGAATGACACTCCGGAAATCTCATCAAAGTGATTCCACACAAATGCACCTACTGCTGGCCACTCTTTTTCATGTACAGATACTGTTACTGATGGTTTATGTTCACAATAGTGGTGTTGATACACTAACCATAAATTAAGATGCCTGATAGAATCCAAGTCGTGGCGCAAAACTGCACCATCTGGAGCCTTTTTCGGGAATGTAAATACCATTGTACTACCAGGTTTTGTTATATCTGGCTCATGTGGTACACCTGCGGCCATCATAGCCTTGGTCAATGGATCTTTTATGTCGCCGCGGATACGACGATAGTAATAAGCAGCATGACGAGGATGAATTCCACTCGCTGTATCTGTCAATTGAGAGACTGTGCCCGATGGTTTGATAGCTGTAATAGCTGCTGCGACAGGAATACCCAAGATTCCTGCAAATTCTGCATTAACATTAATAGTTAATGCCTTAAGTGCTTCCAGGCGAGCAGGTAAATCGGGATCGTCTGGATTATTTAGTATATGATTGTCGAGAATTCCTGTCATCGACACACCTAATAGGCGTTCCTGTTCTGTATTGTCGCGCCAAATCTTACGCAGGTATGGAAAATGTACCAAAGTTGACTGAAATGTGCCAAGTATCGTCGCAATCTTTGCTTTTCTAAGCAAATCTTCTAATGTATCTGTGGCACGAACAATAATTTCTGTTAGATTACAGAATTGATATGGACGTAGAATAATTTCTGCACAAGGATTTGTACCAAAATCGAAGTCTGGATTACGTCGACCATTAGTTTTTACGATATTTTTAGCTGCTTCACGGTTAAAAATCCCACGTTCGCCAGATTTTGACTCGTAAAGTGATAACCACTCTTTCATAAAAATACCAACATCGGGTCGTTCTGTATGACAGGCACTGTTATTAGCTAGGGCACGTTGACTTTGTGTTTCCCACCATGAACCAGTTTTAGCATTACGCATGCGGTCATCAGAAAGGTTTGAAAGGGAGATCATAGCAGACCTACGAACACCGCCAACAACGACTACTTCGCCAACTTTACACATAATATCGTGACATTCTAAGCTATTTAGGCGCCTGCCTTGGGCATTCTTGAATATTCTAACTGCAAACTTGAACAATTCAACCAACGGTTCTGGACCAGACGCCCTGCCACCAAAAGTTTTTAGACGGGCACCGGCGGGTCGAACCTTACTAACGTCCCACTTTGGCGCCTCTCCCGAATATAACATTGCAATGACTTGTCTTAGAGCCTTGGCCCAACCTTCCTTACTATCGGATACAACAATAATCGACTCACTATCATAAATCCTTTCGGGAACCTCAGGTAACTTCGCTATATACTGTCTTTCTACACTAAAACCAACACCTGTACCACATAATAAAATAAACATTGCTTCATCAAATGCCTTAGGATCATCAATTGGCAAATAAGAACAATTATAACCTGATGTATTATCACGCTCCAAAGCCTTACCAGATGTCATCAATGCACGCATGGAAGGCATAACTTCAAAATTAGTTACAGCATCTTGTAATTCTTTTCGTAACTCGTCCGACATAGTATAATCATGTTTTTGTTGTAGATGTTTATACATAAAATCAAAATAACGTTCAACAGTCTCTTCCCAGGTCTCACGACGTTTCTTATTATCTAAATATCTCGCATATCTACTCTTCGCAATGTATGTCTCGTATAGCATTTATTTCTCCGGTAAATTGGCCAACAACCCGTGCCGACTCTTTATGTTATTGTTTTTACTTGTTCTCTAGTATATTTTTGTATTACGGTGAAGTTATCTTTCACTTCTGGATACTTACTTATCTGGCCGAGGTGGTGATTCAATATATAGTGATTATCAATAAGCGGTAAGAGATAAATACCGTCTTCGTCTCTTACCAGCATCAATTCAATAGTGGTAAAAGTAGGCAATAACACAAATGTATAGAACATTAATAAACTAATAGAACTTGTACAGAAAGATCCATGGAATAGAATTTCCCATGGTGTAGGCCAATTTGTGGGATCATAATAATCCAACGTCCGTGACCCGAACGGAATGGTTGAACAAAATTTAGCTACCTTTTCCATCTGTTCATCTAAAGGAAGATCTTTTATTTCATTCCTTAAAATTTTCCACAGGTGAAGGCGCTCGTCATTAGGAATTGTATTCCAAATCATAATATTATATTATATAGGAAGCCAGATAATCGTGCTTGAACTAAATGTTAACGATCCTGGAAAATTATGTATATAAGAAATCTCAATATTAGGTCCATTATATGCTGCTGTAAAACTAATATCAAATAATGTAGTATTGACATCAGTGCTTGCATCAACAAGAGAAACAGAACCTGGCCCAAAATCAACCACAGCGGTAATCTTTATATCACCATTTCTGGAAAAAGTTGTGCCAACGATATTCCAATCAGGGTTCAATGAATCTGTAACATCATAAAGGATTGTAAAGAAAGGTGTGGCTAGATAGGTTAATGCTGGTATAGGTGTAGATACACCAACGGGTGGCAACTGAATCACAAGCGGAGACAAGGTGAGTCCACCGGTCACACTCGGAGATAGCTCTACATATTCACCGCTTATATTACCCACAAATGTACGACGACTATCTGTGCATAATGCTAATTCTCCCGGCATAAGAACATTAGGATATGCTATTGCTGTATAGCCGATAGGCCCCGAGCCCGGTGGATTATAACCGCCTATTCCGTTATATGGTGGCAATGTATATCCTGGCGGATATAAAGCGTTGAATTGTGACTGTGTGCCACGTCTATTTTGAATTCTCGAAACTACAACTGGTGATGTCATTAATATAAATCCTTTTGTGTGATGTATTTATGCAAATCTTTTCTTATCGAAGTAA